CGATAATGCGGATGCGGTACTTACCCTCACCAAGAGACTCAGTACCGACAGCCGCCGTTGACTCATGCAGCTTAAGCATCAGTCCCCCTATCCCGGTTGTCATTAGTTCCGTCCGACAACGGGCCGACACCCGTTGCGCGCCCGTCATCCTTATTGCTGTCGTCGGGGCTGTCCGTGTTGGTATCTGTGCCGTCCTCGTCCTTGCCTTCATCCGGCAACTCCGGCAAATCTTCCAACGGCAAAGAGCCAGCAATCTTCAAGAGCTGCAACACGCCCGAGCGCATCTCAATCTGATGCAAAGCACCATTCTGGTACGCAAGCGTCAAAGACTGAATACGACGGTGAGTCTGGTCATTGTTGATCGAACCGTACTCGATCTGCACCTTAATGCCCAGAGCCAGCGCAATCTCATTCAGCATGTCGATATGCAGTTGACGACGCAATTCCAGTGCCTTGAACGTCGGGTCTTCCAGCGCAGTCTCAGCGCCCTGTCGTCCACCAGCAGAACCATCAGTCAGCAACACCGACAAGGGGATGTCAAGGGCAGCCGACACCATCGCCGCAAGAGGTGTGCCAGCCGAGAAGTCAATGCCCGCACCGGCCTTGTTAATCGCCTGGATGTCCTGCCCGGCTCCAATGTTCGCCGTGCCGCCGACACCGGGACCAGCCATACGCTGCTGAACGGCCTGTTGCTGCCTGGAGTTGACGCTCGTCGCCTTGAAGGCCAGCTTTGCCAGCGACTTCTCCATGAGATGCGCAACCTCAAGATGTTCCTTGTACCGCTGCGCATACGACATAGCACTCATGAGATCAGGCTTGCCGTACTGTTCCGACATCAGCCGGTTTACTGTCGCGTACACGGCAGTCAAACGCTTGTTCACCTTGTAGTTAGACTTGGTGATCTTCACGCTCACTCGGTCCCACAGCATGTACCATTGTGGCTCACCGTTCACGACAGGGTTAATCAGGAGTGCAACGACACCCCCGGTTGCGTCATCAGTGGCGACACCACCAAGGCGCATGAGAGGAACAGGCGTAACAGTCTTCGTTGCCTTGTCGATCAAGTAGATGACGCAGCCATCCGTGTTAAAGGACTGCTCGTCACGGACACGCGCCTGCACACTGAAACAAGCCTTCGCGTTCTCATCAATCACCTTACGTGAAGGACCTGTAGAACCCTTGTAGACAACTGGGTCGCCCCACATATAGGCATTACGAACAACCAGGCCACGCTTCACAATAGGGTTAAGAGTAGCCAAACGGCGCGCACGGGCCGAATGGTCCCTAATCACATCAAGAGTAATCAGAGAATCAGGGCCTTCGACAGCAGACAAAGGCAACCAGCCCACATCTTCACGCTTGAGACGCGCTAGGGTATCAGAAAACGCTCCTAGCGCTTCTTGAAATGTCTGCTCATACTTCATGTAAATTATCCTATCATGCTAGAAATACAGACAACTCTTCCTCGAACTCAAAGTCAAACAGCTCGTCAGTATCCAACAGGTCATCCGGCGAAAAGTACTGCCCTTCAGAGTCCCCAGCCATAATCGCATCAATGTTCTGATACGCATAAATGACAGCATCAAGAACGTCAGGTGACTTAATGCCACGCTTACGCATGTTTTCCTTCGATTCAATGAGCATTGCTGACCCGCGATACTCATACTTAATCGAAGCGATCTCGTTATGCAGCTCATCGTCATCAGGCAGGAAGACGCGACCATCAGCGACAGCTTTAGCGAACTGATCATACATAGCGGCGCGATAGTTAAACCACTTCGTGCTGTCGCCGGACTTCGCGTTACCGTGGATACCGACGACAGACATACTGGGTGGCACGTAATTGTAGATACTATCGAGAACAGACGCACCAACACCAATCGCGTCAATACGAATCTCGACAGCCCCAAGCTCAGTAGCAAGCTCACCAACCTTACGAGCAAGTTCAGGACCATTCAAGCCCTGGTAGCGCCCATGAATCTGGATGTAGCCGCCCTGGTTCGACACAATCACCGAGCTGTCGGAACCATAACGGGCAACGTCAACACCAATGGTGATCGGCATACCCTCATCCGGCTCGGAGGTGTCGTAGGCTTCCATGGATTGCATGACGCGCCCCATGTTGAACAGGCCGTCGTCAGACACATCCGGGAACTCACCAAGGACACGTGCGACAAAGCGGGGGTCGTCCTCACCCCATTCTTTTTTACGCGCCTCAACCCAGTCAACCTGGACGAGACGAGTCGCAACTTCGACAGGCACGACTTCACCCGTGAAGTTAGGTGTGTCGTACGCGCCGAACTGGATGATGTTCCAAGAGCGCTCTTCAGGCTTCAGGCGCATCTCCCGCTTGTAGACCTCGGCCATGTAGCACGACGGGTCGTTAGGGTTAGCAATGGCAAGGATGCGCGCGAACTTGTTGGTCGTGATTGCGTCGGCTGCGGTGAAGATTTCCTTGGAAATACCCCCCGCCTCGTCCATAATGACGAGAACGTACTGGTCGTGGACACCCTGGAAGCCGGACTCGTCCTTATCGTCTGGCTTCATACCAAAGGCGATGGGGTCTTGTCGATCTCTCATCTTCCACGTAGCATCAGCGTTAACCTTGCCACCAATACCAGCGACAGCCTTGACACGGGGTATTTCTTTCCACAGGACGTTGCGGACCTGTTTCCAGTTTGTCGCTGTCGTGACGACTGTCGTGTCATCGACAGGATGAGTGTCTACCCACCAGTTGACGAGCATTGCTGACAGCCTTGACTTCCCAACGCCATTAGAAGTGACAACTAGGGTCTTCTGATGCTCTACGACGCTACGCGAAACTTCACGCTGCTTAGACCACATGAACAGGCCGTGGTCTTCAGCCCACTTGGCAGGGTTATTACACCACACTTCAAGACGCTGAGCGTCTGAGAACTTCTTGGCGACAGCACCGAAAGGCAGCATTACTCACTCTCAACTTCCACAGTCGCCTCAAGAAGAGCGGCAGGCTTGTTTACAGCCTGAGAAAACCAGTCAGCCTTATTCGTCTCCAAGGCCCTCTTAGCCTTAGCAGACAAGTGAGGGTACATCAACGCCGTGTACTCTTCCAACACCTGATTGGTGAACGACATCATGATGTTCACTTGCTTCTCTTCGATCACGCGAATCTCATGAGTCACCGTCTGACGCTTCAGGTTCGCAACCTCGGAGATTTCACGCAAGACAGCAAGAACAGCCTGAAGGTTCTGCCCCCAGTTACCCTTCTCGTCAGCAAGACCAAACATCTCGATCTGGCTGTAGGCCATGTCAACAAGTGCATCAAGACGATCAAGCTGCTTGATGCGCATATTGCGAGGCGACAATTCCTGTCGGCTGTCGTAGTACGACTGCTCGATGACGAACAGCTCTTCAGATGTGAAGCCTGTCGCCTGAATAATCTTGTTACGCTCAGTGCCACGCTTCAGCAGCGACAAAGCCATGTCGCGCTTGCCACGCAGCTCTGGGTCGTCACTCGTCAGCAAATCGCGCGAGTTCGTCTTGGATACCATCAAGCACCTCCTTCACAGCCTTCTGGAACTTGTTGTCCAAGTACACGTAAGTACAAGCAGTACCGGCAATCAAGCCAGCGGCGAGACCAACCAAAAACCAGGCAATGAGCATTAGTCCTCCTTTGGAACGGAAGGCAGGTCTTCTACCTTCACACCGGCTTGCAAAGCCGCAACACGCACCGCATAAGCGTGTTCCTTCCACAGGAACGCTTGCGTGCGCAAATCAGCTTCAAGATCATCACGGGCTTCTTGAATCTCTTGAGCCTTCTTGTAACGATCAATACACAAATCAATAATAGCCTTGATAACAAGGGTTACGGCAGAGCAAACGAGGCCCACCAGTGCCGTGTTCATACGCTAACTCCTTGTTACTCACTAACGGTTGACAAGTATTCCTGTCTCGTCTTATTGTACCGTTCCTCGGCCTTCTCTAGCTCACTCTTCGGCAGAACCCCAGGCCGATACGAATACGGCCACACACGCAGAGCACGCCCCAGGAAGAACAAAGCAATAATTACTGACAAAATAATAACATGTAGCGGCCAGCGAACATGTGCCGTGGTCAGGACCAGTTCGTTAATCGACACAAGCATAATGCCAACGACAGATGTCAAGGCCGCTGGGCCTTCCAACCACCAAGAACCGAGCCACGCGGATGGAGCACCCAAAACACCAGAGACGAGCATAAGAACACCCGCAAGGACAACAACCCACGGCAGCGCAGCAGCACTCGTCAAGAACCCAATACCTGTAATAGCGATAGCCGTGTAGATAACTACCATCACGGCAGTCACCGACCTCGGCTCACTCATTGATCTCAGCAACTTCTTCATGAGGCCATTATAGCGAAAACCCCCTCACTGACATCAGCAAGGGGGTTTTCTGTAATTGTGTCACTCAGCGTCAGGAGTGCCATACGACGGAGCCGTATAGACACCACCCGTATGAACAGCTGCAAGAACCAGGGCAAGCAAGCCCAAGACCTTATCCAGCACATCAAGCCACTGAGCCGACTGCTCAGGCGCGACAACACCGTAAGCAATACCAACAGCCAGCAAGGCCGCAACAACACCATAGATCGCCTTACGCCGCTCAGGAGTCAGCGCGGTCCACTTGGTGCGGTCAGTAGTGAGAACATCCTTCTCCATGTCCAAGTTCCTCCTTAGTAGAAGTTACTTAGATTCTACCAGCTTCACGATACCATCAGCGTCCTGCTCGACAACCAGCTTACCGACAAGCAGCTTGCCGTCCTCACCGAAAATCGAGCACGCACCATCAAGGCGCGTCTGGCACAAGCCAACAGCCATAGCTCCCGTCTCAGTGAGGAAGTAGTCGTCGCCGTTGTACGCCAGCCAGCCGGCACGCATCTGGCCGTTAGCTTCAAGGTAGTACCACTTGCCCTTGACGAGCTGCCAGCCGGTCTGCATCTGCCCCTTATCGTTCAAGAGGAACCAATGCTCACCGATCTTCTGCCAGCCTGTCTCCATCTCACCATAACGCCCATCGTGGACATCATGCAGGAAATACCAATAACCATCGACGTGCTGCCAGCCGAACTGCAACCAGCCCTTCTCGTTAGCGTAGTACCACTTGTCGCCAACAGGGAACCAGCCGGTCTCGTAGCCACCGTCTTCAGTGCGGTACCACCAACCACCATTCTGCGACACCCAACCCTCCTTCTCGGACAGGTCAGCGTCAAGGTTGTCGTAATACTGCTGTGCCTTCTCGATGTACTCGTTAGCGTACTTATCACGCAAGGAAGCCGGGCAAGCCGTCGAGTAGAAGTCACTATGGGGGAAGACGTTAACACGCCACTCAGGACGGCCCAGACCATACGCACGACACAGGGCAGCAGTCAGGTGCGCGCCCGCGTCGATGGTGGTCTCACCGACATCCCAGCCACCCTCAGCACCCGAGCAGTTCGCGTGCTCGATGCCAATACTCAACTTGTTCACGCCTGGACAGTGCCAAGCAGTATCCCAGTCATGGACGAACTGTGCAATGGAGCCGTTGATGTCCACATTGTAGTGCGCTGACGTACCATTATTGCTGAAAGCGCCATACACACCTTGGTGCGACATAGCCTCGCCCGCGTTGTGATGAATGACAATACGGTCAATAGCGTTACCACCACGTCCCTCATCGAAATTATCAATCCACAGGTTATAATCGGCAGTCAGATCAATCCAACTAATCATGATAATTGCTCCTAATCTCCCAAGGACCGAAGTCCTCGTACTCAGACTTAATCATATCAGTGAACACACGGACACCCTCTTCAGTGACGAACACCCGCCGATATGAGTTACCCTCATCAGTGTAGACACGGCGCACATCAAGTAGACCTTCAGCCTTTTCAGTCGGTTCGCTAATATAGCACCCCTTCTTCAAGAAACCTTCACGTCGGAGGAAACGGACGAGCTTTGTCGAACCGAAGTTAGGAACATCTGTGAGACCCTTAGCAAAATCACGCAACGACAGTTCCATCACACACCGTCCACGTCAATGAAATAATCAGCAAATGGGTTGTCCCCAGGCTCGCTGAACTCCATGTTGATAGTCGCCGCTTCAGTGTCCATAGGACGCAGAACGTCTTTTGGCTGTCGAATCGACTTGAGGATAAGAGTCCAGTCAATCGGCATGTAGTCGCCCAGCAGAATCATGTCCTTGAGTGTTAGATTCCCCTTCAACAGCTTAGTGCGGTAATACTGCGCAGAAGGACCACCAAGCAGTTTTCCATCGTTAGTGATCGACAGGCCCGCGTCCTTGAACTGCTTGATTACGAGCTGTCGAACGAGATCAACACGAGTTTCAATATCCTGGGGGTACTCAGGAGTGCGAGACGCGCGAGCCTTAGCCATACGGGCGCGGGCCTCTTCGAGCTTTACCGGGTCAGTAGTTTTCATTCTTTCACCTCATACTTCTTCAGTAGGTCCGGTCGGAACCCGGACCAGTGTTCCTTAATGTCTTCGCCTTCACGCACGACAACGACAGGTGCTTGCTGATAACCCAGTGCGTGGATAACTGCCAGCGCATCTGCATCTTCAGTTACGTCGATGCTATTGAAGGGCAGTCCCAGCGCCTTCAGCTTTCGGTACGTCGCAGTACACTGCTGGCAGTTGGGCTTGGAGTAAACACTGATAACCATTCTCAATTGGCCTTTCCGGTGGAACCAAAGCCACCCTTCCCGCGTTCCTTATAGCCTTGGACGGGTGGTTGTGCGTAGAGAGCAGATGTGGCCTCTAGCTTGACAATAACAATCTGAGCGATACGCTCATGCTCTTCCAGCACGACAGGGGTGTCCTTGCTCATGTTCCACAGTGGAACAAGAACTTCGCCTTCGTATCCTGCGTCGATGACACCGACACCGTTAGCGAGAAGCAGTCCCTTCTTGCTCAATGACGAGCGTGCAAAGACGAGACCGACAGACCCATCAGGGATGTCGTGCTTTTCTGGACAGTACCCAGTTGGAACAAGAATGACCTCACCTGGATAGATGATGACTGGCATCTTCGTTGACAGGTCGAAACCAGCATCATCGTGATGCTGTCGCTGTGGTCGCATTGGTTCTCCTTTGTGTTATTTATCGAGGCAAGATAGAGGGCCAGCACTAACCAGCACTGGCCTCTACTTATGTGTCAGCGAGTCTTGCTGTATCGGCCAACACACCAGGCCACAGTCATGGCTGCCGCGCCGAACAGCAGCGACAGAATCCCGATCACAGCAGCCTCAGACGCTGCACCAGTCTTGGCCAGCTTGGCCTTCGGGGCCTCAATCGTTGGCGCAGGCTTCGGGGCCGGGGCCGGTGTAGCCTTAGTCGGTGCAGGGATAGGCTCGATCTTGCAAGGCACGCGGTCCTTGTCTCGATCAGGGTGAATCGTGCAAGGGGTCTGAGTCGGTGTAGGCGTAGGCTCGGACGGCTTAGAAGGCTCAGGCGTAGGAGTTGGCTCAGGGGCCGGGGTCGGCTCAGTGGAAGGCGTAGACGGCTCAGGTTCCGGGGTGGGGGTAGGAGTCGGCTTCGGGTCCTCAGACGGCGTAGGTTCCGGCGCGGGCGTAGGCTTCACAGAACCATCACCATTAGTGCCTCCATTAGCCTTAATCGTTGCAGTCGCTTCGAGCTTGAGACCATTCACCTCAGCGTGGTTGGTAACTGAGGTCTGACCCTCAGGCACCTTCATCTGCTCAGGTGGGTACGTGGCGCAAGTCTTAGACCCTTCAGGCGCGGTGAACTTGATCGTGTTCACATCCACTTGCGTGGCTGTAACAATCTCAGTCGTGGCTGGGTCCCAGGTTGGACCCTTAGCACACTTGACATACGTGCTCAGTCGAGTATCGAAGTCCTTAACGGTGTACTCGACACCGCCCTCAGCAATAAACTTGATACCCCATCCAACGGTTCCGTTGGAATTGGTCCAACCAAACTTGATATTGGACGGCTCTGCGTATTCAAAGTGGGCCGGACCATCACAGTCCTTAGTGCAGACACCTGTTCCTTCAGCGTCGCCCCAGATGAGCTTCTTCACGACCTCACCATTAAGAGTGATCGTACTCTCGTTAGTGCCGACAGCAGCGTCCTGAAGGCGCGCACGTGCCCACCACGTACCGCTGACGTTCTCCTTGTCGGCGTAGGCTGCGGGGACCTCGGTCACCTTGCAGGTCAGTGTCGCCTGATCGGCGGCGCACTCACCGACGACAGTGCCGTCGTCCAAGGCAAAAGGAAATGAGGCGTTCCACTTGAAGCCACCATCCTTAGAAGCCACCGTGAACTGCTGTCCGACAGCCAGTCGCTCGGTGGTCCAAGTCCCGCCCACATTGACCTCAGATGAGGTCTGTCGAGACGCGGACGTTGCCTTGGTGACCTCGGCCTTGATCTCGGGGGCGTTGTCGGCAGCGTAGGCTGCTGCCGGGGCAATCATCAGTAGTGCGACACCGGCTGTCGCAATAAGCTTCTTCATTGTTGGTGGTCCTTTCGTAGTTGTCTGAGCTGGCAACATTTAGTGTAGCTGACAGACCGAGTAGTTTACGATAGATAATCACGTGACTCTGCTCACATAGTATCATCCCCCTACCGAGGGTTAGTCGATAGGGGGATGAGTCCTCATGAATTATGAACCCTCATGTAAGGCCAGTACCCGAAAGGACGAACCCTTCAGTTACTTAATCCTGAGATCAGAGGCGCGCTGTCTCAGGCCGACAATCAGAGGTAATCATAAGGACGATGCTCCAAAATCTCTTCCATCTTATGACCCGGCACGGTGTAGACACCAGGCGAGACGACACCATAGGTCATAGGGGTAACCATCGTCACAGGAGCCTTCTCGACAATGCCCTGATCGAGCAGAGCGATAAGCTCAGCATCTTGGGTGGTGATCGTGTAGACACCCGTACGGGCCTCCTGGGTGATGGTGGTCTTCATCTCATCATTCTTGATGAGAGACGAAGAGCTACCCTCGAAAGCTTTACCCAGCTTGACTGCGAGATCGACAATGCTCATCGTTCCTCCTAGATTGTTGTTATGAGGCTAGTGTATCAGTCCTGGATGACATCGAAGTCTCCATCAGTCTCAATAAGGATAGTCGCGAGTTCCCTCGTGCTGAACTTATCACCCCAAGTGCCCACCCAGTAATGCTCGTAATCATCGCTACCTAGGATACCTTCTTCAACATGGAGATAGTAGACACCCTCAATTGTGATTACACAAGGCCCGATAGCGCACTGTTCTAGATCATATTCTTTGCCATCCTTGTCTCGGACTACGGTGGCAGACTTAGGCTGATCTTCCTTAAGTTCGACACCCAGCTGAGGTGCGATCTTCTTCAGCAGCTTATCCGCAAGTTCGTCAAACTGTTCATCAGTCAGCATTGTTTTCTCCCTTCAGCGCCCAATCCAGCTCTTCATTGAGTTCTTCCTCATTTCTGCACCACTGTGCCCCGCGAAGAACATCTGTTAGAAACTCCTCCCAGAAGCGCTTATCCGAAAACCATTGGTATTCCTTATTTTCTTCAATAAGCTCTGTTGGTTCCTTGAACTCAGCTTCATGCAACCAAGTAGTGAACACAGGAAGATTGATGTCAATGGTCGTAAGGTGCCCCCAGTCGGACCACCAGCCCTCGATAGTATAGCTTTCACCGAAACTGGTGGTAAAGGTGTACTCAGGGTGGTCGAGCATACCTGTATACATACACATATCGCACGAACCGTCAGTGTCTTCGTAAGTGTTTGAGTCGAAGTCAGTAAGTCGTAACTTCATTTTTGTTCTCCTTTCTGTCGTGCTGCTACAGGACTCGAACCTGTTCCTCTGAGTCTTACTCAGCGTGCTGAACCCCTTACACTAAGCAGCTTGCCACCTGACCAGGGTGGCCCAGCCATCTGATGAGGGTGTCTTGGTCGAGACACTTTGTGCTATCGAGCAACCTCATCGTCAAGCGCTCCCAGACTAGGACTCGAACCTAGTCCGACAGGGCCAAAACCTGCCGTGCTGCCATTACACTATCTGGGATAAACCCAGGCAGTCCCGGAGGACACCTGGGAACTAGACGACACATACCAAGCATGTGACTGTAGGCAATACTGCCCGTCGGAATGGTGAGACTCGAACTCACGGCCCCCTGGTCCCAAACCAGGTGCGCTACCTACTGCGCTACATTCCGTTGGTGGGGATGCTATCAAGCCGACGTAAACAAAATCAACAAAAAGGTTGTCGGCCCTTTGGTGCTACCACGGACGTAACCCCCGTTACGGTGTCCGGCGCATCCGCTTGATCAAAGCGGCAGGAGCTAAGTCCTAATCATCCAGCATTGCCCGGTCACATGGTGGTCCCCTTGGTGAGAATCGAACTCACACTCCTTCCGGAACCCGATTTTGAGTCGAGCGCGTCTGCCTGTTTCGCCACAAGGGGTGTGCCTCTGAGTCGCGGCGACGATTGTTAGTTGAACTCTCAGAGGCTATTCAGTTGTGATGGGTTTAGTATAGAGTCACCGTTTCTGAGCTGTCAACCCCATACTAAGTGTTGTGTGTGTGTGTGTGTCACAACCCAGGGTCGATGACAGTAGCGATATACTCGTTATCCTCGTACTCGTTGATGAGCTGGTTAACAAGGTCGAGATCGCTCCACAGATTCTTAGAAACAGACGGCGCAGTACGAACCCAGAAACCGCCGTTGACCTTCAGAAAAGGTCCAAGCGTGCCTGAGATAACGACACTGCCACGATCTGTGATAGCTGCGAAGTCCACACAGGACTCTACAGCCCCAGTGTTCCCAAGACCGTTTGCCTCTACGAACCACACCTTCAGGTTAGTAATAGCCATATTACGCAGCGTCATAAGGTCCGTCTGTGTTTCGTTGTAGAGCTTAGTAAACTCATTGTTACTCATTCTTAACCTCTTTCCATTTCAAGAATGATTGCTTGCTTATTGCTATTGTTGATGAGATACGCAAGCTCGTAACTGTACAGGCCAATCAGCACAACACTGTCGTACACACGCCAGAGCTTGCTACCCTTCTTAAAGGTGATCCCGTTCCACTTCAGCTTGCACACCATATCAAGGTCTACATCGCCAAGACCCGGAACGTCAACGACAGGCAGGTCATCCGGCTGCGCATTGTCACAGGCTTCGTAAAGCAGATCATAGATTTCGCTCACGCTTAGCATCAGCCCATTCTCTCGACAGAAACCTCATCGGTTTCGGGGCACCAGTAAATGTTGACACTGTGTTCCTCACCGTCAAGCATCACATCAGCACTGATGCACACAAAGGGCGGCTCATCCGCATCGAACACAGTACCTACAAGCCCGGTAATCATTACTTGGTCACTTCCTTTCGATCAATTCCCAGCATCATGTTCGCAAACATCTTTACGGTGCCCCAGTCTTCGGCCGGGTCATTAACACACTGTGAGTATGCAATAGCATAAATATCAACGACAAGTTGATATTGGTGATAATTTAGTGCATCTGATTCAGGTTCCTCAAAGATTGGCATGATCTTACAGAAATCTCTAATCTTATACCACTCAACATTATCCTCGTGAGTATCAGCAATCCGACCAATTTCCTTGGTTAACTCTGCCAATTCAGCATTCATTGGTTTCTCCTTTCTTCGCTGCCGATGTATTTATACTAATCCACTCTGCCACACCTGTCAACAAGTAACAGCGTGACGTGTACCACATCATTGTGAGGACAAAATAAAACCCCTATACCTCAAGCCAAGCACAGGGGGTTTATCGGATCAAAGATCCATCAACTGGTAATGACCAGCTTAGCACAGCAACAAGAAGACATGCAACACTAGCTGGGTGTGAAGTAAGTCACTCGTTGCTTGCACCATCAATGAGGTCAGCGACAATGCTCTCAGCAATAGTGTAAGAAGCTACATTGAGTGCATTGAACGCCCTATCCAGGGCATCACTCCTGGTGCGCAGTGCAATAATCTGAGCCTCTAGAAGGCTTACTAGCCTTTCCAAGCTGACAGAGAACTCGCCGTCACCAATGTACTTGATTCCGTCAATCACGGCAGCACCTTCCACCCTTCACCGTCGCCGATGTCTTTCAGCATCTCAGCGTCAGAGTGAGCCTGGTTAGACCACAAGTCCATCGCATGAACCCAGTAGTACTCCATGTCCTCACCAATCGACTTCAAGTATCGAATGTCATCAGGGTCGATCAGGACAGTCCCAGCCGCAAGCTTGTGGAACGAAATCTGAAGATCATTGAAATTGATAATCATTCTCGGTTCTCCTTTGCTTCGACAAGGCGGTACTTAGCAATACCCCATCTGTCTGACGGATACCAGCCGATCCGTCGCGCTCCACGCCACGCATCTGTTTCCGTGGGGTAGGCGTGGACGGAGGGTTTAGTCGACGAACCGCCGCCGGTCTTGATGCTACCAGTCTTCTTGTCGAAAATCACGTAGATTTCCTCAGCAGGATTAGTCATCATTTCTCCTTAGACGTGGATACCATAGTAGAAGACACAACCAGCGAGGCAAGCCAGAGCCACACAGAGCATACCCGTGCCGACAGCCACTACCTTCTCGCCCCAATCGTAGACCTCATCGAGCATGATTCCGAGAAGCACTACTGCAAAACTGAGGATTAGTAGCCCAACAGCAAAAGTCAACATTACTTCTCATCTCCCTTCTTAGTAAACAGTTTCATAAAGTCATGATCATCTTGATATTCCTCCAAGAAGATGTTGTTTGCAACAGCCAGCAAGCCGACAGGTGCAAAGTTGTTCTCGGTATCAAGGAAGAAGTTACGATACTTGATAAACCTAGCGTCCAGAACTGCTTCACCATTCACAGCATCCCGGCACTTTTGCAGCGCCTCGTTCTGCTGCTCGGCAATATCGTTAATCTCTGGTTGACGGAAAGCGACAGACATTGCCTCTTCCTTCAAGGGGTTATCGCCCTGGATGGTTTCAATGAAGTCCACCACGCCCTCCCGGATGAAGGAATCATCCAAAGGCACAAACCATCCGTCGTAGGTCTTCACGAAGCTGAAAGTATCAGCACGGAAAAACTCAAGATCGACAATCCAACCAGCAGGAAGCGCATCAAGAGCAGCATTAAGGACTTCCGTGTTGTGAACCAGATCAATGTGTCCAGCATCAACTGTTACTAGCATTACTTATTCTCCTTCTCCTTTATGTATCGTTCTGTGCTGTTAAAACCATCAAGGATGCCAAGAACATGTGGATTCTTACTAAATGATCCAAACCATCCCAGATCGAAGTTACCGATAAGACCGTTGAAGAAACCCTCAACGTAGTCTTTCTTCCACTTGTCGAACTGCCCCTTGCCAATACCGGCAATGTCAGCTTTCGACAATGCCTTGTTCAGCGGGTCCTTGTAGCCATACTCATCCGACAGCGCAACCTGTCGTACTTCTTCAAGCTTGTCAATAGCTTCCTTTTCACCGACAATGGTGAGGAAGATGTCATCCTCCGTGTACATAAGGCAGCCGAACACCTTAGCAGTACGCTCTAAAGCCTTGCCAACGATGTCTTCTGGGTCAAAAGAGCAATACCCGATCTGGGCGGGGTTGCCATACTCGACACCATATTCATCCCTCAGCACGTCATTAGCAAGGGCATAATCGGCCCTACGAATGAACTGCGCTGCCGATTCAACTGGATGCTTCACGATGCCCACCACTTCACAATGTACGTAATGACGACACCGGCCGCACCAACACTAGCCAGGACATCAGGCCAGATTTTTGTGCCTTCGATCGACGACTTCCACCAAGCCAAGGCAGCCCAAACAGCGCTAACAATCGACCAGATAATAATGTCGAAAACAATCATGAAAAGCTCCTTTCAATAGCAACTTGTTCATTAAAGAGGTCTACCTTAATACTTAGACGGTAGACATAAGGTTCTGCTGACCTGGGGACCTCAATTTTAACCTCAAAAGGTTGTACATCATCCCAAGACTATACCAAAGAATCAATAAGCCTATTGCGGAGGTATTCAGGCAAATCAGGGCAAAGATCAACAATACCCTCAGGTGTGAACATAAGCTTGGGTCTAGCCATTTCAGTATCCTCTGTGAACTAGATAAGTGTAGTCAAGGTTAAGCAGGATAAAAATGAACATCTCAGTATCATTCCTCACATCCCCGTAACAACTCACCCACTTACTTCCACAGTGCATCCATCCAGCACCATAGACAGCAATAACTACCCCCGAACGAGCACCCCACAAGTCATCAGGCGTGGTGATAGTAAACCCTGTAGCGTTACCTTCAATGTCCTTCAGCTCGACAGGTGTCTCGTTGTCATACATGAGACTGTTAATCTCATTTTCAGAGGACCTATGCACTTCATAGGCTTCATAACGCTTGTGAGCGAGATCAGTGTACTTGGTCAAAAGCTCCTCAATGTTCATGTTGTTCTCCTTTGTGTTAGACGTTAGGCGTTAGGCGCGAAGAGGACATCGACAACCTGGTCAGGCTGCGAGATGTATTCCCCCATCTTTTCGATGGTGATGGTCTCATCATCGCTGTTTACCCACTGCTCTTCGCTGTTAAACACCCATACGGTGGTAGTGGGCTTTCGCAAGAGGATGGTAGTGCCCGGATCAAGCAGGCACTCGTAGTCGATCCAATGGCCTGTTGAGATGCAGAACTTCATGATGTTTTTCTCCTTTGCGTTTGTTGATGATATAAGTATAGAAGGGGGGGTGGTCGTAGGTCAAGAGGATACAGTGTGACTTGACCCACTAGGTATGTGCCATTAGTCCTGAACGTACAAAGGGGTATGACACCCCCTCCCGCTTTACACTCCTATAGCATTTGATTTTCTATTTGTCAAATCGAGGCCCCAAAACCCGATGTGTCAAGTGATTCCCCCTCCCAACCCGGCTCTATCCCCGGCTCTATCCCCGGACCCAACCCAACACCAAAACGTGACCCGGCTCATACCAAAACCAACCGGAGGTCAATTAACAAAACTTAGGTGAACCTAAGTTAACTTAGCTAACCTAACTTAGGCTTACCTAACTAAACTACCCCCTCCCTAACTCAACTACACCATGCCTTACCCAAGCAACCACAATGAACTAGTATCAACTGCAACCAACAAGCAACACGCTACCGCCCCAAATATCGCCCCGCGTAATACCCCTCAAATCCATTGCTGCAATGCAAAATGTCTTGTGTCTATACACTCTAGCGTATAAGCGTAAATAGGCATTTCACGCTTACGTAATGCATAATGCATTGTGACAAATTAATTTCTATACTAATACACTTATATACTATATATATATATTTATTATTTATTATTATTTATTTCATTTCCGTACACCTAGGCGTCATGCGCGCGAGGACTGCATATTATGCACTCGGTTGCATAATATGCATACCTACCCATATTCAATTGACCTGACATTTACGCTACGCCCCTTCTAAGCCCCTATCACCCCCTCAAGGCTACCCACATACCGCTAGCACCCTAAAAGTCCCTCAAACAGCCGTCTAGACCCCTTAAACAACGTCTCACGCTCTTCCACCCACCTACCAACCGTCTCACACTCGCACACACACACGCGTATAGCACACCAAACCCAACGATGCAACCTATCCTCCCAAACTATCCACATTGTGAGATGTCTAGTTATCCCTCCCGGCCCTGTCGGTGTCTTGACACGCCGGCTTAGGCTTACCTAACTACCAACACCATAAAGTAACCAACGTCACATGCTAAGACTATTGGCATTCAACCGACAAGGGTATAAACTGCCAGGGTCACTGCCCTCACCTTGTGCGCAAACGACACAAGCACTGTCGCACACAACACATAACCTAGCTATTGACAACTCATAACTAAGGTGCTATTACACGCGCGTTTCCTTATTCCCTACTGTCGCTAACCAACCCAATGATGTGATGCACAACACACATTATCAAGTTGACAGACTCAGGAGGGGTCAGATAGACTGGAGTCACCACCGAGGGAAAGACCCGGACGGACCAACCAGGACCGCCGCAAAGGCCCGGACGAGTACCCCAGTGTGGCTGATCTTTTTTGTGAACTAAATTAAACGCGCGGTCAGTGAGAGACGGAGGGTCAGCGCCCCTCCCTAGCGCGCGTCGGCTAGTCGCTAGCGCACTGGGTAGCCGCCCGCCGCGCTAGCGTACTCAGGGCCACAGGGTACTTTGTCCTGACAAAGCAGCAAGTTCGATTCTTGCATGGCCTACCAAGATTCTGAACACACACACACACAATTGACCGAGAGGTTAGAAAAATGATCATTGACCGTTTCGCATGTGACTATGAGACGCTGGCACGTATGGCACAAGGCGAGCAGCGTGCTATCGCCCGTGCTGAGGACGATGGTGAATACACGCCCATTAGCGATGCACGCGATTATGCACTGGCTGTAGAAGCGGCAAGGCGTGATAATGCACAGAAGCTGCTGCAATTCAAGGACGATGCTTTTCACGCGTGCGTGAGCATCGTCGCACAAATGGCAGTGACGCGGGGCCTTACCGATGCAAAGCGCGCGCAAATTCAGCAAGCACTAATTGCGCTCGTTGAAGCTATCAAGTGAAAACACACACACACACAGAAAGACAACAAAAAATGCAAGACACGACACACGCCACAGTCACCAAGTGGACCGAGCACCGTACGCCTAGCGGGCGTTGGTCCAAGGTCCGACACGATGAAATGATCGAGGACTTCAAGCCGCACAGCCTACGCAATTTTTTCTCTGCACAGTTTCCCGGCGAGCGACGTGAGTACGGCTACTTCAGTCAAGGCTATTTGCCCCGTCGCGTGACTGTCCCTAGTCCCGATGGCAGCGAGCGCCGCGTTTACCGCTTCCAGTACTACACGGGACCTCGCGAGATTACCCATTACACATACGAAGACTAACGTCTTCAAAGTTTCCACGCCTTAAAGGTGAGTATAAAGCCGGGTTCAATTCCCGGGCGTGGAACGATGCGACAAAGGCTGTCGCACAAACCAACAACCAACCGAAAGGTAGAATCATGGCACACACATTCAAGACTGACCCTTGGCACGTCAAGGAAGCGCGCGGGGTGGCGTGGCACCCCTCCGAGTTCGCCCGTGAGGGTAGCGCGTACACGCGCCACCGCCGGGACCTGAGTAAGCGCATTCGCGCACGTGAGCGCCGCGAAATGAAACGTATCGCGCGCGATATGGAAGCATGGGGCGATTACTTCCCGAGCGGCGCGACACTGCGAGAGTTTGCGACCGACACTGACCGCGTTGCGTGGCAGTCTTGACAACAACAAACCAACGGGACGGGCCATTAGGCCCGTCCCTACACAGAAAGACTGAGACAATGCCATACCTCACGTGTACAATAACTGACTACGTTTTGTACAATTCCGAGACATTCCCGATCTATGGCGGTGTAGCTGATCATAAGGCACTTTGCCGTTGGTTCGCCACTATTCCCGGCTATGACGTTTTTAAAGCGGCAAAAATGGCGACTGCGACACAGCTTGTGCTTTTGGGAGACGCAAAACAAATGCACGTTCTCACTAAGGCCGGGTTTGACCTGACATTCAACTAATCAACTCACACAGAAAGACAACGACAATGAGTATTCTCGGCAATATTGATAGCGCCGCCTACGATCTGGAACGAGGTCGCGTTGGCGACGGGTTCCTACCTGTCGCTAAGAATTTCAACATTGTGGCTAACCACAACCACCCGTTTACCAATTGCCGTTTTGACGTGTATTCTTACACAACGCGCGTTGCAATGGTGAACAGGAACGAAAATGGGGACTGGGATACATTTGTTCACCGTGATGCTTTTCACCATTCCACTACCACTAGCAAACATGTTCGCCGTTTCCTGTCGGCAATGGTTGGCCGTATTGACTGGGACGCACTCTATAAGGCGTGCGACCATGAGTGTGACAAAGAGGCTATTAGCGGTAATGGGGCGCGTTTTATCAATGTTAGGGAGGTCGCCTAAAATGACGATTGAAAGTGCCTTGCAAGGCGTGTACCCTAACCAGATCATTAGTGAACCGATTAAGCTAGGGACAAAGTTGTCAATTATGACTGATCATAACAGCCTGTTCGCTAATAGTCCGCGCTATGATGTGTATCGCGGTAGGACCGGCGTTAGGCCGTTTACTTTCGATTCTAATGGCGTTGTTTACGCAAACAGCGACGTTGAATTGACCAACCATGAGAAACGTGTCATTGGGAAGATTATCGGCATGTGGCGGGACAATATGCGCCCTGACTGGCAGACTTTCGAGAGTATACGTCGTCGTTCTACGGCGCACGCAACGCTAGTGCCTGTGTTGCACGCCACACTCTGACAACTTGACAACAGGCCGACAACGGCCTACACTAGAAACATAGGCAAACAGCCTACCAACCAACAACAGAAAGCGAGACACAAACCATGCGAGTCAATAAGAACACGATGAACGTTATCAAGACGGCGACGGCAACCAAGATTACGTTTCGGAAAATGGGAGCCGATTACGGGGACAACCCTAGCGTTCTCGCCGCTATTGACGCGGTAGTGAGCGCTCTTGACGGCCTGTCGGATGCGGTAGTCATGAGTGAGATTGAGGCGTGACAATGGAACTGACCTGGGAGCAGATGGACTTTATCCGTATCGCGCTTGAAGCGCATATTGACACACTACGCAAGGATGCAGCGACACTTGGTGAACCACTCGTGACCGAGACAATCGAACAACGGATTGACAAGATTGGACCAGTGTATGACGCGCTAGTATCCGGCGACTGTGTTCTCATTCTGGAAGAATACTAGGCCCTATCAAGGGTATCCCTAGCCTAATGGTAGGTAAATGCAAGTTCGATCCTTGCCTAGGGAACGATGCTAACCAAGGTGGTTAGTGAACAACAAGCGAAAGCGAGACACTATCATGTGCAATGAGTACGCATACGATCTGGCTAAGGCACTCATTTATCCTGAACTCACTGTTGAGTTCGCCGCTGACGTTATCAACGGTAACGTTTACGGTAGTGAGATTTGGGACGAGGTTTGCACTCTGACCGGGGGTTGGTGCAACGATGCTAACGTGTTCCTTGCGTGGGACAAAATGGGTCGTCCCGATGAATGGGAATACGTGGAACCAGACTATGATATCGAGCGGGACCCGGCGCGTAGGCGCGCAATGGTCGCTAACGCGCGTATCTCTGCAATGGCCGAAACAGTGGCAGAAGCACTCTGCACTGTCGTTAACGAAACTGTCGTTAACGAGGGTTGGAAGTGCGTGCCCGCTAACGAGATTAACGAGGATATGCACGGTATCGGTTGGCTTGAGTGCGGTTGCGACGCATTGGACGTTTACACCGAAAGTTACCTGTTTAAGCCTAACGGAAAGTGAGTGAAAAATGCCTATCCCTGAATGGCCTGTAAAACCTCATTATGGGGATGCTTGGAAAAACCTTAAACAGGTTATGTTTGAGGCCGCTATCTATGAATTGGCTAAGGAACTGGAAGAAAGCGAGAACTAACATGTTGCCTAATTGGTATGGTATCCCTGGTATTGGATTCGAGTTTCGTGGTCCTTGGTCAGACCCGCTGTTGCACTACAAGGGACGCACATTTTACCCAGATGATATTCACGATGGGTTGTGGAAGTTCTATATTGAAGATGGCGGCGACCCAGATAACGACAATGAATGGCGATCCTATGTGGTTGACAATGCGGTCAATTACCTGGAAGATATTATCTTTGCGACAGAAAGTGAGTGAACAAAATGTGGGAAGAATTGCTGAGCGTCATTAGCGACCGTTACTACCCGCTAGAGTCCATGCAGGAACACTTAGCCGGGTATGTTGACCCTAAGACAGGGTGGGACCTATCGCTAATCAACCCGTGGTTTACTGAGCGCGGCTATGAGTTTGTGGGACTACTTGACCTGTTCTCTGAGCATGAGCCTAGCGGGATGTACGTCAATGTTGAGGGGTATGTATGGCGTTGTCGCACTAACACCGCTGACAACAGTACCTATTGGTACTGGCAGTCAGACAATGAGGGCATTACACTGGATGACTTTAAGTTCCTGCATGGATACGCGCATGTGTTTATCTGGGACCAAGACGAACAAACGTGTAACGTAGTTCACATTGCAGAATGACTGCCAACCTGATAGACTAGAGACAACAAACCAACCAAGTGAAAGCGAGAAACCAATGATTCAGACACAGTTCGCACACACTATCAATGTTCCAAATGAATGGGAGCATGACGGTCACACTTTCCAGGTGACTCCGGATGAATGGGCTGAGTGCCCTACTGAATGGCTGGATAGCGGCGATGCACTGTGTGTTATTGGAGGACCACATGATTACATCCTGAACCATCCCGCCGAAACGGACTGCCCGGCAATGTGGGAGTTTGATAACTTCCATAAGGAACATGGGCGTACGCCTACGCAGGAAGAATGGGCGGCACTTTGCCCGGATTACTGGGTGTTGGTCGGTTGGCACACTCAACTAGATTCTAGGCTGTTCGCGGCCGCGTTCCGCAAGGATACGTGGACTACTGACCCTTGTGAGTCATGGGTGCGTGAATACTCTCTTTGGGCAGATGGATATGTCTGGGTTGTGTCGGACACAACCACGGGCGACTCTCTGGGAGGTATCTACGCTGATAGTGAGGAAGATGCTATCAAGGACTATATCGAAAACTGCATGTAAGGAAAAACAACATGATCGAAAATTGGGATACTAAGTTCTGTTTCACCTCCGACGAACTGGGTGTGGAGCCGGGTGAGTACAACTACGTGACACGTAGCGGCGACCTGCGTACCCGGGAAGACTTTGAGGCTATCGCCGCCAATGCCGTGGATGAGGTGTACAAGCCTGTTACAGTCCTTGGCAAGACACTCAAGGCGAGTGACATTGCTAGGGAGATGTTGGGTAATGACTGGGAGGCATATGTCAACGCTTGCATTGCGCACCTCATCGCAAAGAGAGAGATTAAGGAGATCCGGTAGTGTTTGTAGTCGCATACTACACCCTATTCCTTACCCTTATTGCCGTCCCTGTCGCCGTCTACTGTCACCTGACCGAAAAACACTATAACGAAAGTGAGAACAACAATGAATACTGAAAACCTCGTCAACAAGATTACCAAGCTCAACGCCGAGATTAGCGCCCTGACCGAGGCACGAGACGCACTCAAGACCGAGTTGTGCGCACAGTTCAACGCGGGAGACAAGATTCAGGTAGGCGACACGCGCGTGACGTTTGCCGTGCGACAGACTATCAACGCCGCCGCTGTTGAAGCACTGCCCGCGTTTAAGAAACTGCCCAAGGCAGTTAGGGAGAGTGTCTACGATAAGCCTAAGCTCAACACGCGCAAGCTTGCGGCGTTGGAGCTTATTGATCTGTCGCCCGCTACTACAGTTAGCGGCGTGTACGCGACATTCCGATGAATTGGAAGCAATACGGAACGGGCGACGGTGGATACACTGTCGGACAGGTTGAAGCCGTTGCCCGTTGCTTGGAGGATAACGAGTTGGTGGAATACTCAACCATGTGGCATGAGGCGGTACGCCAAATGCGGGCCGCCGAAATTATCCACCAAAACCTAGGCGTTGGAGCCGAAATTGAATTGCCTAACGGCATGAGTATCTATATTGAAAGTGAGCACAAATGAGTCTGAAAGCTATTGCAGGGCAGGATTATGAGGATGTTTGTGTGTTTCAGTCCGACAACGGAGGTATCTATGTTGCCATGCGGGACACAGATACACCCGAGCCTGTTGAACTAGTCGGTAAACCCGATATGTTCACCTACGGATGTGTTGAGTCTGACAGTGAGTGCATACTCTTCAAGCGCATCATGCGGTTCTATGAGGTTCACGACATGGCCATGTATGACATGGATGTGACGGATATCTTTGAGGACTACTGCAGGTGCTTCAAGTTCCCCGGTTGGCAAGACTATGACTACCATAATGAGCGCGGCGTGCTGTTTATGGTGCATAAGTCGCTGGGTACCGCTAAGCAGTGGATGGATTACAGCGACATGTGGGACGTGAAAGACGTGTGGCAGGTCATTGATATGCCTAACAATGAAACTGTGTCGGCTATCTATGCCGACAGTCCACAAGGCGCGGTAGAACTGTTCCTGAATAAGGGTGCTAGGGCATCACTTGAAACTATTGTTAATGACGCACGGGAGAATTGGAGTAACTAGTGTTTGCACACTACGTATTGGACGGGGTTTTCTGTTGGCATGAATGTGAGCGCGACACGTTCGATGAACTGTTCTGCGCGCGTGAGATTGGGGACTACCCGCGCTCCAAGGATAGCGAGACGGACTACTACAACGCGTGGGAATACTGGGACAATAGCGAGTTGTTCTGGGAGTGGCTTACCGATAAGGTCAAAGAGTTTGGTTTTGTTGACTACGACAAGCACCCGCAGAATGGTACGTTTATGTGGATTCAAGCTGAAGAGATGCTTGTGGTTCAACCTAGTGATTCTAAGATCGAACTGCCTACGGATATTGTCGCTACGTTTGACCGGGACAGCCTGTACGAAACTGAATACGCGGAGGGTACTGTCCGGGACGGTGTGTTCTACGCCACGATTATTGCTAAGGAGCTTGACTGATGAATATTGATTGGTCAAAAAGTCATACGGTCATGTTTCCAGAGAGTGTTGAAGACTGGCATGATGGCCTGTTTAGGTATCACGAACGCATGGGACTTTACTGGGTGCCTACTATTAAGCTGATCAATTTTCAACCGTTGTATATTCTTGAACCTCAAGACTTTAGTAGCTTCGAGGAAGTAGTGGGTATCGTCAAGGATGGGTTGTTCTATGTCAAGTCGTGTCGTTTTGAAGGGAGATATTATGTTGCAGATGCCTTGGACAACAGTTGAAGCTCTGACGAAAGACGGAAATGTCCCTTACGAGGGACAGGACTCTGGGTTTATCTGGGTGAAAGAGAATCGGTGCATTATGTGTGACCCTAACTATACTAGTGTGGACTTCCAGACTGAATACATATTGACTGAGAGTGAGATTAGGGAACTCGAATATGCTGAGGGCATTGTTAACGATGGAGTCTTTTATGTCGCATCCGCACTAATCGAAGGGAGCTACTACAGTGCAGACTAAGCTAGGGGGTTTACTAAATGATATTCAAGCCGCGTCACTATCAGGAACGTGTACTGGGAGGACTGGCAAACAGCAAAACACCGTTCACGGGCCTAGTAGGCGCGGGCCTCGGTACGGGTAAGACTGCAATGAGCGTGTGGAACGCGCTTAACGCTTTCGGGGACAGTATCGGGGAACAGATTATTCTCATTGTCGCCCCTGTTCGCACTGAGTCCGGTTGGCGCTCACACTGGAAGACGCTTGCGGGCATTGACATGCGTACGCTTTCGGGTAAGAAAACCAAGGCTGCACTTGCAGTGTGGGACGATCTGGAAGCACGCAAGCCAGGTGTCTATTTCATTACGTGGGAGCTGATGCGGTCCCGTAATAAGGAAAAGCGGTGGGACGGGCGCGCGAAAAAGTACGTCTTCAAGAGTATGGCTAAGCCGTTCTATGGTGTGAACTTTGGGATGGTTATCGCCGATGAATGGCATCGTGCGTGCAACCACTCGTCGCTCAACTTTGACGTGGCACGACACATTCAGGCACAGTATCGTCTCGCACTGTCAGCAACACCCGCCGGGAACAAGCCCTGCAACATCTGGGCAGCGCTCAAGTTCCTATGGCCTAACCACTATGGGGGATACTGGGACTTTTGCGAAAAGTTCTTCAAGGTGGAAGTTAACCCTTGGAGTGCATACGGGAAAGACTTTTTGGGAGAACGTTACCCCGGCATGGTCCGTCGTGGCGCGCCGTCCTATCACGAAATCTCGCAAGCCGAGGCCAACCCTGAGTTGCCTGGTATTATCATTCACCGCGTGGAAGTGGAGCTGACTAGGCAGCAGCGCAAACTCTACAATGAGTTGGAACAGAAGGCGCTAACATTCCTGGGAGACTACCCGTTGGCACTGTCGATCCCTATGGAACTCGACCTGCGTCTGCGACAGATGACGCTGGGAGTCCCCTCGTTCAACGAGGACGGGACTGTCGATTACAAGGAAGACTGCAAGTCGTCCAAGCTCGACGCCATGATGGACATTATCGCTGACCTCCCAGAGAATGAACCTGTCGTTGTGTGGGTGCATAGTCAGAAGTTCATTAAGGCGGCGCTGTACCGTCTGAAGAAAGCTGGGACCAAGGCCATTGAAGTTTCTGGCAAGTCTCGTGGTGACTTCCAAGACATGATTAACGGGGACGTGCGCGTCATTGTTGCGCAGCACGAGGCCATGTCAGAAGGGGTTGACGGTTTGCAGCGGGTGTGTCATACTGAGATATGGCTGAGCCAGTCTAATAGCCTTGTGATTAACGAACAGGCAACGGGACGGCTTAACCGACAGGGCCAGACTACGGCTGTTAACCGTTTCCTGATTCAGGCTGCCGACACAGTGGACGACCGTGTTCTGGGACGCTTGCAGGAGCGTTTCGACAAGCTCAAGGCATCCGGCCTTATCTGAAAAAAAAAACAACAAAACCAACAAACCGAAGGAGAACAAACATGTCTGATAACAACAAGTCCTGGTCCATTAACTTTGACCCTTACTTCATCCTCTGCATTGCGTTTACGGTTGTGGGAGTCTGGTTCCCAGAACACATCATGTGGGTTGTATGGGCGTTTGTGGGATGGACTGTAACGATGGGCATCCTGACTGTCATTGCCCTTATCGCGGCAGCTGTTATGGTCCACAAGGCGAGTAAGTGGTTCTGAGCCATGGAGATTATTCAGTTCAACCACAAGACGGCAGCGAACCTGCTGAATAAGTCCACTGAAGAATACTGGCTCGATGGCAGGGATGTGTATATCCGCTTCATGGATGGGAGCATCGTGTGTATCCACGAGCTTGAGAATAGTCTTTATACATACGTGTCACTCGATGATCGGAAAGAAGATAATGACCATAGCCCGGGCCTTACCGACGAACAGAGTATTTATTACTTTACAGGGGATGGTAGGGACGAAGCTACCATTACATCCCGCATCGTGACACTGGAATTTGATTGTGTAAAGTACTACTATCACCGACAGTTTAATCGTGTAACTCGACAATACATTCCAGTCATTGAGTTCCATTACTATGAACCAGGAGAAGAAATTGGCCGTAACGATTCGTGATATTTACGCACCCCCACTTGGTTTTGGATGGGAGAACCTTCCTACCCGATATGTCAAGCGACAGTACCTTCCCGTGGAAGACGGCCTAGTCACTACGCCTAGTGGTGCAGTCTTGGGTACCGGCACGCTGCCTAACGGGCGGCTTGCACTGCTCAATGACAGGGGTGCCGTCTGTGCTCAGTGGTGGTCTGCAAAGGATGAGATGGTTGTCGTTGACCCGTTCGACAACCGTGTGTTTGTCGTGCCTTCCGTTGACGATCTGAAGTGCAATGCGCGGGAGATGACCTCGGCGCAGATCGACATTCAGGCCGCGCGCCCGCTGGACCTGTCGATCATGTGGACCGACCCTGCTGCAGGTGAGTGTGGTTTTGACCGGGATGATCTCTCGGTTGGTGAGCACCACTACTACACAGACCGTCTGAACGGTACTGTTCTCCTAGGTCTCGTGGAAGACGCGGATGGTAACTATGTTGTGTCCCGCAACTCGGTGCTGTGTCGTCTGTTGCGGTACGTGGACGGGGATCGTTTTGCGTTCAGTGACTACCGTAAGAAGGCTATTCCGGGACTGCTGAACGACAACGGGGACCTGTCGGACTTTGCCAGTAAGGTGCTGCTGTGGGCTAATAATCTGACTGATGAGCAACGGGAGATTCTTTCCAGGTGAGAGAGTACATTAAAGCCGCGCGGGACGAGGCCGCTAAGTCCCGCTGCGACAGGGCGCATGTGGGGTGTGTGATCGTTGATCGTGCAACGGGACAGGTTGTGTCTAGCGCGTTCAACGAAACACCGCACGGCCTTGAGCCGTGCGACACGGGCGGGCACCGGATTGTGGACAACCACTGTGTGAACACTGTTCACGCAGAACGTAACGCTATTCGTCAGATGACAGATCACGGGAGCGAGTACACGCTGTACGTGACTCACTATCCCTGCCAGGGGTGTGCTCACCTCATTGCGTCGTGCCCTGAGATCGTGGAGGTTGTTTACCTGGGGGACTATAACAATTCCAGCGAGGCGACAGCTCTCCTGAGCGGCCTGTCGAAGGGAGTCCATCGTGGGGAAGAATAAGCTGGTCATTCAGGTTCCTCCGGGGTTCATGTTTACTGACGTTGAACAGGACAAGGTGAGTAGGACACGATGGGAGGTTAATTCTGGCTCGAATAAGATCATGCGCCACATTTCGTGTATTCCATTCTTTGGGACACGTGAGATGTGGAAGGTCGTTGAGGAAGGCGACTTTCTGGTTTTCATTGAGTCGCCACTAGATGACCTCCATTATTACGCTTGGAACCTTTATGTCATGAAGGAAGAGCAATACAAGGAATGGGCAAAGGATGAGTGAAATCTACGACAACATTATCCGGGAGCTGACGAAGCCTTCAGAGCGTGACAAGCAACGTAAGGTTGGCCCGTCTGAACTGGGAGACCTGTGTGAGCGTTGCCTGGCAGAAAAGCTGCTTGGTGTCCATCAGGAAGAAAAGACACACCCTCTCGCACCGATGATTGGGACAGCTTTCCACCTGTACCTTGAGAACGTTATTGGCCTTGAAGGGTACTTGAAGGAAACCAAGGTTACGGTGGGAGAGATCGAAGGGTATGGTGCAATTCGTGGCACTGCTGATGGGTTTGATACTGCGACAGGCCACGTTGTCGATTACAAGGTCTTGTCGAAGAAGAAGATCAAGGCGTTCTCGTCTGCGACATTCTTCAATGAGGACCGGGAGCCTGAGTTCTACTCGGACTCGATGACCGAAGGCCAATTGAAGAAGTACTATTATCAGATGATGTTGTACGGTCTGGGTATGGAGAATGCTGGGTATGAGGTAAATCACTGTTCCTTGGTTTTGTTCCCACGAGACTGTACTGTAGAATCTGTCATGTCGGCAAGCCACGAGCTGTGTTTCAAGTACAACCGGGAAGCTGCCCTCAATGTCATTGAACGTGCTAATCAAATCTTCAAGTGGGCCATCGAAAACCGGGACAACCTTGGAGAACTCGACAGCCATGCAGGCTGCTACTACTGCACTTTTAAGCGCTAGGAAAGGAGAAACATGGGAAAGTTTGATTCATTCCTGAAGGGAATTGATATCGAAGTGTCTGATCCCCGAACCACCACACCTAAGCTAAAGGTCCTACTCTACGGACCTTCAGGCACTGGCAAGACATCCCTTGCATCCTCAGCCTCTAAGGTCAAGGAACTGGGACCTGTCCTCTATGTTGACTTGGAGCGAGGTACTGCGCCCGCTGCCAAGTTCGGCGATCTGGATAACATGCTCATTGTCCAGCCTGCAACATACAAGGAGTTCGCAGACCTCCTTGTTAAGATCAGTGGCGCAAAGGATAAGCCCTTCAAGACTGTCGTCATCGACACAGTTGACCGCTTGCAGGAACTTATCAAGTTGCACTTCGCGGCGGTCAATCCAAAGGATTCCTTCGCCATGTGGGCGGCGGCGTATGACAAGGTTCTCGACCTTGTTAATACGATTGCCTTCGACATGGGCTTGAACATCATCACGATCACCCACGAATCCCGCGAGATCGTGGAGACAGAACGACTCTCTCAAATTGCCCCTGACTTCGAGGGCAAGAAGAGCTTTAAGAAGCTCCCGGCAATCTTCGACCTGATTGGTCGAATGACCTGGGAGGACGTGGGAGAGGACGGGGAAGAACAGCTCATTACTGTTCTTACAGTCAAGTCCCCGTCGAACATTCTCACTAAGACCAGGTTCGACAACATGCCCGCGTTGATCGGCAACCCATCGTTCGACAAGATCATGGGCTGGGTGCATGAACACTACGACATCAAGGAGAAGGAGGACGAATGATTGAGTACCTGTCGATCAAAGATGTCGCTGAGATGACGGGCGTTAATAGGACCACCATCCTGTGGCGTCTCCGAGCAGATAACAAGACCTTCCCGGAGCCAGACTGTATTATTCGACATGGGCGAATCAACACCTACGGCTGGCTCCCTAAGACCATCGACCACTACAATGAACTCAACAAGAAGGAGAACTGATTACAATGGCAATCAATTTCGATGAGCTTATGAACCTGGAAGTCGCCGAGTCCTTGTCCTTTGAGCCTCTTCCCGAAGGCCAGTACAAGGTGACTGTCGATGCCTGTGAGCTGGGAGAGTCCAAGAAGGGCAAGGCCATGTACACGGTGGACTTCATTGTTAACGAGGGTGACCACGCATCCCGCTCCATCCGTTATTGGCTGGTCCTGGTCACCAAGAACGGCCTTCACTGGGACCTGCCGAAGTTCTGCGAGGCATCCGGTAACGCCTGGCCGGATGAGCCAACCGCCCGCAATTCGGACTACTACTACAAGGTTGCCGAAGACCTTGTTGGTAAGACTGCGACGATCACCGTTGAGATTGAGGAGTCTGAGTACAACGGTCAGACCCGCGAGCGCAACAATATCACTAAGGTTGAGTGGGACGAGGCCAAGGCCAAGAAGAAGTCTAAGGCCAGCAAGATCGAACTCTGATCCCTTCAGGCGGGCCGTATCTTGACAGTGAGGTACGGCCCGCCGTACTATATACAAGCAGAAAGGAGAGGAAAGGACCTCAAAG